ATTGAGAATAAGGCTCTCTACAAGATAGTCTATCGGTTAAATGATGTAAAACATCCCCATCTAAAAAAATAGCTACATGATTTAAACCAGGAGATCCAATAGACATAAATAATAAATCGCCATTTATTGTTTTTTCATCTGGTCTAAGTTCTCTAAAACCTGTTCTCCAAGCACATTGTTCAAACATTGGATTTAATATAAATTCCTCTGGTGTTGTAGGTCTATCCCAATCTTTTAATTGAATACCTTTTTCTTCTTCATACCAATTTCTTACTAAAGACCAACAATCGGTAATACCCCAAACCCACGGCCTACCTAATAAAGGCGGTTTATATCCACATGGCTCGTAATATCCCCATTTTTCTGTTTTAGGATTAACAATATGCCACGGAAGATTACTACGTTCACAAGCAATTTGATCTGCTTGACTAGCAACTGGAGGTGTTACAGGATGACTATGAACAATAGCTGTTATCTCTCCTAAATTATCTGCTTTTACATAATCCTCTGGATCAAGAATGAAACATTGATAATCTGTCATTGAAAGATTACGACAGGGATAATATCTTTCTTTTCCTTTCACATTCAATAAAAGACCACAAGACTCTTTAGGATCTTGGTCTTTTGCATGAGCAAGTGCTTCTTCTTTCCAATTCATGCTATAAACGTACCAATTGAAGGAAACTCTGTTCTAGTGCATTGTCTTTTAGGTGCACGAATACCTGCAAGATCAAAAACTGCTGCAAGTTCAAAGGTAACTACTTCTCTATTTTCTGATGATTTTCTATCTATTTTATAAATTTCTTGAGGAAACTCTGCTGTAGGATCTGGTGTTCCTAATGGATTTACCTGTTGAGATGTAGTTGTAGTTGTATCTTGAGTCGTAGTATTTGGATCATTCATCGTAATCGTATTACCCATTCCATTGCCATGAACTGTGCAATAATATCTCAAATCATTTGGAGCAGAAGGATATACTGGTTGATAAGTTACTGTAGCTCCTGCGTTTCCAGCAGTTCCAGATACAGTTGTTGTCTGTGATCCTCCAGCATCAGATTTTATTGCTAAAGGATGTCCACTATTTGAAGAATCTGATTGGTCAAAAATATAAGTAGATCCTCTTTTCATCGTAATAATAGGATTATTTACACCATTTATTCTAAAAATATTTCCGCTTCCAGGATTATGAACAGTAACAGTATAAGTTACAGTTTCGACATCAGCAGGATCAGCAATAGTTGTAGTAGTCGTAGTGCTGGTTGATGTTACAGGAAAATTAACAGCATCAAGATAACGTGCCAAAGTTCTAATCCTTGTCACAGTAGCTCCTGTTAAATCATTTCCTGTTGTTACCTGATTAACATTTAACAAAATGGCTGTAATAGTTCCAAGAGCATTACTGATAGTCAAAGTAGGTCTGGGAAGTTGACCTTTCCTAAAAGCAAAGCCCTCTGCTGTTATTGGCATTTTTAAATATTGATTACCAGCCCAAATAATATCTCCATTAGCATTTAAACTTGTTCCATTATGAAACCTATAAGTCTGAGCAGAACCATGCAAAGTTGCATCAGTTGTTAATGTAAATAATTCAATTATTGCTGAAGGATTGATCTTTTGTAGATCAGTAATAATTGGAGCAGTACTCATGGTTCAAATACTTCTCTAAATGTTGCCTGTATTGTGGCTCTATTGTTATATGGTATTGATTTGTTCCAAGTTTCGCAAACAAATTTCTGTGCAGCAGATTCACCTGGAGCAGTAAAATCAAAGCTGGCACTGTCGTTTGCACGGGCATCAAGAAAGGTTTCTATTTCGTCTGCTTCGACTTCAGAGACATTGAAAGTAAAATTATAAACTTTAGGATTTTGATGTTCTGCCAATCCAAATAAAATTCTATGCTCAAACCCATCAGCAAAACGAATTGTTCTGGTATTTGGTGCGGATCTTTTTTGTTGTCCGTATGTAGGTTTTATTGAAGGAAACGTAGCCATTATGCAAGCATACCTCCTGGTCTTTTCT